GCTTCCTGAATCGCAACTGCAACTGCTACTGTAGCACCAACCATTGGGTTATTACCCAACTTTGAAATCAAATTTTTACAATTTATTTGTGTTTATTATCATGCTGTTTTTATCAGCATTTATGCGGGTTTAAGGGCTTTACATATTTATATTAGATTATTCTGATTTATTCTAAATCAACATTATTTAATCCATATTGTGTACAAAATGTGTACACTGTTTCATTGTACACATTTTGACTGTCTTTCTATCTATTTATATATATGTTATCACAATGCTGTTATATGTGCAATTCAGTATGATATACACTGTTGTATAAGTGAGTAATTAGATGGGAAGTTTTAACTCCATACCTGCATAAAGCGGTGTATCTATACTCATTCCATTATATTCTGCTAACTCAACATATCTATATGGGTCTCCTAACGCTCTTCCTGCTACCTGCCAGAATCCTTCTCCAGCTTCCACTGTAGTATATGTTACATCTTCTGTCTCATCTTCCTGTTCTTCTGGTGGTGTGTCATTAGGTTCATCATCATAATGGCCTGTAATACAATTATCATCTACGAATCCTGTTCCATCACCGATAAGGTAAGGGTGTCTAGTTCCTTTATATACATGTGTTATAACTCCATCTGTATAATACGGTGTTGCTCCATCTGTCCAGTCGCCGGCTGTATAATAGATTCTATTGTAACAAACGTGATCTCCTTCATGGTACATTGTACCCACATCTTCTATATCTCTTTCTGGGATAGGTTCTTCTGGCTCATATTCCGGTGTATTAGCCTTTGCATAAGCATTAAATGTCTCTTCATTCACATAGATGTCTGTGTCTGTCCTTGCAGACGAACCATCTATGCAACCATCCGAACTATCCTGCCAGATTTCAGCCCAATCTACCGGACAATTATCAGGTCCCCAGATAGCAAGCCACTTCTTATCTGTAAGTGCTTCCCTATCTAAGATATTAGAGAACCAGTCAAGGTTAGCATATGTGCCTACAACCTCAAAGCCAGCCGCCTTTAAATCATCCATAACGATCTGGCAATATCTAGTGTATGCTTCTCCATTAGTGCGAGGATCTTTGTTGTTTCTTACTTTGTATCCATCTGCATCTTCCATATCCAGATAAATACCTAATGCTGGATTATAGCCAGCAATCATTCTTAAGATATGTGCAGCTTCACTATGTGCCTCGTCTTCGTTGAGTGCATAACTATAAAGATATACAGCATATGGTTTACCAATTCTTTCAAGCTCCTGCATATTTCTTACAGCCTGCTTATCGTCCTGTGATTCATAATTAGAGCCATATCCTACTCTAACAATTGCAAAATCAATTTGCTCCTTGATAATGTCCCAGTTAAGTGTTCCGTTGTTATCGCTAATGTCAACTCCTCTAATACTCATATTATTTATCCTCCTGATTATCAATTGTTGTTTTCTGTTCTACCTGACTCTTTAAATTCTTAACAATAGGCTGCAAGAATGGTGGAAGTGCTACACCGATATCATTGATGTTTTCCAATATACTTATAATTTCGTTACAGATCAGCCATATTGCCACAACACAAGCCACTAAAAATGTAAATGGCAATGTTATTCCAATAACACCTGCAGAATAAGAAAGGAGCTGGTCCACTATCACACCAACTCCAACTAAAAGCCACATACATATCTTTTTTGTAATTCCTTTTATCCCCTTGTAACTATCAATCTCCTGGTTTCTAAACTTAGAAGCTACAAGCCCTGTCGCATAGTCAATTATATTGCATGTAACCAATAACAGTACCGGAATTGCCAATATTCCCAAAGCACTTAAAATAATGCTCCACACTGTTGTTACAATAACTTTTATTTTTTCCATCTTAAAATCCTTTCTGTTGCACCGGTGCAACTTTAAAATTTTTGTATTAAAAAAAGACGCTTTCGCGTCTATGATGAATCGTCATACATATTTACCACCCTTCTTACTGTTCTAATGCTTTAAGCCTGTTATTAAGACTCTGCACCGTTGCTATTAGATCCGCGATAAGTTCGTCATATCTCAAGCTGTAACGTGCTGTCATAAGCTGCGTCTGCTCGTCTGTCAACTCATTTATGGCTATCTCATTGTAATTTTCGTCATCAACTTTCTTGTCTATAAATAATCCCCAATCGCTGTCTCCCATTGATTCTTTAACTTCTTGTGCTATAAGTCCATGGTGTAACCTATTTGATGTACCATTCTTAAACCTAAATTCTGACGGAATCAAGCTGTAAATAAATTGTGCTGAATTATCAATATCAAGTGCTTGAATATCTTTCTTGACGTTTCTATCTGAATCGCTTGAGACATTTCCGTAAATAGTGCCGTTTACATACCAATTGTATTGAACTCTACCTGTTCCCCACAGAGAAAGCTCACAGTTATTTACGTATCGTCCTGCTTCTTCACCGGCATTAAATATTCTTATGCTTTTTGTTGTATCGCCGCCATTGTAGCACCAAAAACGTGCAATTTTTTCAGTTCCTTTTTTGCCAACTGAAAAATTTGAATTAACGGTCACAGGATAGTTTTCGTCATTGTAAGATTGTATCTCTGTGTGATATACCGTTGGCACACGCATATGAATCTTGTGGTCTGCATTTTGATCAATCACAATAGCTGTATAAATTTTTCTGTTCTCATCACTGTAATCAAGATGAAGTTCGTCATTAAAATCTGAACAAATAACTAACGCTTGCCTTTTGTTTTGAGAACCGCTGTTTCCACCGTCAATGTATGATGTGTAAATTTTACCTGTAAAGTTATCTTTATCCGTCCACGAATAGAATTTAATTTGGCTCTCGTAGATTTCAATCCCTTTACCACCAACACTGTGATTTTTTGTAGACAGATACCCATCTGGGATATATGTATATCCATCCGCTCGAACGTAAAAATCATCTACGTATGTTGCCGCCGCTGTCGTGTCTATATGATTAATATTTATAACTTTTGTTGATGTTGATGCTGGCTTATTAAGTGATATACCATACAGTCCGGCAGAACCGCTTAATCTTGTTGAAGAAATATTCCACCCTGCAATAGTACCCTGAACAAAATTTACAGTTCCGTCTGCCGCAATCTTTGCATTAGTGCTGTCTAATACAAATCGGTTCGATTTAAGCGTTATAACATCTGCACTTGCATTAATTTCGCTTATCAGCTTGTCTTTGTCTATTTTTACCTCTAAGCTAGCCTTTGTGGCATAATTAGAGCTTACTGTAGTTAATACAGAATTTGCGGATTGAGTAATTGCAGAATTCATTTGCGTTGTTGAACTGTATTCTGTAAATTTTTCGTCTATGTCTTCGGGGGCTGGTGTCCAGTCGGTTGCTTTGTCGCCGAATTCAAGTTTTGGCAATTTGAAATACGTGTAATCTCCGCTTGCTGTTGGCTGTAATCCAAGGTATACATTTATTTTAGAATCTGCTCCCGCTGGAACTGTAAATTTAATTGTAAAACGCCCAGCCGAAACATTTTGTTGTAAGAGAATATTTGCTGTTCCACTTTTGTAATACCTTATAACAACATAGCCTGCCTTAGTTCCTTTTTTGTTATAACCCGATAACATATATGTCTGACCTGCTGATACTGCTGTGACCGTCTGATATATGCTAAACCAGCTTGTCTTTTGCGTAGTCAATATTTTAAAAAATCCGTCTACATCTTTAGCAACAGTTGTTTTATCTTCACATGTCCACTTCGTTAAATCTGCCGTATTTAACAAAAGATTCCTTCCACCAATTTGCAAATCATTAAATTCTGTCTTACTTGTATAAGTTTCACTTACAGTTGTTTTAAATCCATTCAAATCAGCTGTTAAAGCCGTCATATTTGACTGTAAAGCCGTAACTGTACTTCCGTCAGCTTTACTGTTAATCTTTGTTGTATTGCTATTCACTGTTGCTGTAAGGCTTGTAAGTGACTGATTAAGTGACGTGTACTGATTGCTTACTGTTGTTACTTTTGTATCTACAGATGATATATCGACGTCAATGTCTTCTGGTGCCGGTGTCCAGTCTGTTGCTTTATTACCTTCTTCAAGTTTCCAGCCACATTCGTAAATATCTCCCGCACCAGTAGATTCAAAATAAAAGCGTACATTTGTTTTTTCTTTAATTGTAAAATTTATATAATATTTTTCCCAATCACCAGTAATTGAAAATAGAGAACTTTGTATGTTTATCTGTTTAACAGTATCAACTACAAGCATTTGCACCTTATATATTGTATTTCCTTTTGCATATGCAGAAAAAACATAACTACCTGCTTCTAAGTTAATCGTGGGCCTGTAAAAATTCCAAGCCGTCGTTTTTAAACGTACAGTTAATCCTTTATATTGTTCAGCTATAATTACGCCTCCAACACCATCTAGTGCGATAACATTTTGAAATACAAATTTTTTAGTACCTTGAAATAAATTTCTTCCACCAATCTGCAAATTATTTACAGCCGTTGATATATCCTGTTGCCAAACTTTACTCGAAATCTGTCCTTGCACAGCAGTGAGTTGTGTTCCCTGCGTTGTTACAGTATTTTGCAAATTTGTAACATTCGTAGTCATGTTTTTAAACACAATATCAAGCGTCTGTTTGTTCGCATCCACATAAATCTTACTGCTTTTCAGCGTGTGGCTTCCGTCTTCGTTAATTACATTAAAAAGGCTTTCTATATCCAGCTTACTTGCATTGATATTTGCATCTTCCTTTATCATATCGTTACGGATAATCTCACGTTGTACGCCGCTTTCAGTAAGTCCTAAAGCGTCAAACATCAGATTGCCGGATTTATCCCAAACATACATGTTGTAGTCAGAATTGGCATCTTTACCTATCTGAACCCTTATTCTATTACTATCTTTAATGATGATTGTATTATCTTGCCAATATGACATGCCGTTTTCGCTGTGAACTTTAAATTTAGTTGTATTAAGGTCGAGAGCCGTAATCTTATCTGCGGCTATACTTTCTATCATTGCAGACTTTATCTGTGCATCACCGATATTCGCAACAATGCTGTTGCTAAATTCCGTTGTAAGGCTTCCACCTGACGCAGAGCCGAACATAAGTGTATTTACCTTTTCAACCTCAGCCGTTAAATCTGAAATATGTGATACGGCTGATTCAAAGTCTTTTGCATAAAAATCTTCAAATTTTCCTTCTACACCATCGAGCTTCTCGATTGTTGCGTATTTTATATCAGCTTCATTTGTCTGCAAATAATTATTTTTTATGCTTAATATATCAGCCTCTATTGAAATTACCTTCTCAGATGTAACTGTATTCGCTTTTACCCATTCAGCATCTACTTTTTTAGCAACAAGTTCTTTTGTTGTAATAAGTTCCGAATACATTCTTTCAACTGCTTTTGATGTCGGACCTTTGAAATCTGTGCTTGTCTCAACTTCTGTTTTTCCGAATGATTTTACAGTCATAGACATTCCGCCGTCATACTCATATACTATATTCATAACTGGCACACTATACTCAACGCCATTAACTGCTGCCGTTATAATATCCCATACATCTAGTCGTATATCTGCAGGTGCTTTTAACTCAACTTCTCTATATGTAAATCCTTTTATTTTATTATATACATCTTCAAGGCCTGAAGATGTCATAAATGGATTATCAAATGTTACGCCGAGCGTTCCGCCTCCTGCTGTGTATGAATTTGAATTGTCTATATTGGCTGTTAAATAATCTAAATGATAATTGCTCTCTGTTTTTTCAAATGCCATGATTCGTGATAAATCAAGTTTGAAATCTGTTTGCTCATACCATTTTATAATTATAGTTCCTATTCTGTTCACACAAGCAAAGCCTCCGACAAGTGAAGCTATATAACCTATCATCTCGCGGCATGTATAACCTTCAGGTCTTTTTTCAATAACAACATCAATACCTGATGTATCTATCAGAACCCCGCACTGAACACTAATTTCATTCAATACATCTTTTGCTTTCGCAGGATATGATAAATCTGATATGTATATCCCTGTTGTTTTTATCATTCTGTCGTATGCTGTAAATGTCGTTGAATTTTCATCATTCGTAGGATGCTCTGCCGTAAATATTCCAACCGGAACATATTCATATGCACCACCTTGCAGTTTTAATCCGATTTCTACTGAAATCTCTGTATTTTCAAAAAGCTCGTCTATCTTTGCAACTGTAAGCTCTATTTTAGCCGAAACTGCCGAACCGAGTTGTAATGACTCTTCACTGCTTGAAGAATTCTCATACGTCATCTTTTTTAACCCGGTGCTATACCATTTGCCGTTAATCTTTAATCGTGCATTAAATGTTCTTGAAGGACTTCTTATTGTATTTATAAATTCTTCTGAAACTTCACTATACATACATTACTCCTGTATCATAAATTCAAGCGTCTCCATTTCTTTTAAAGAAATACTGTCATAGTCCCCACTGTCACATGTTTCGATCAATTCAAGCGACAATGGCATGAGTTCAATCTCAACCTCTGTATCATTAATCTCACCAATTTCTTTAATTGTATTTTCCTTGATTTCATCAGAATCAAACTGATAAGCCCCATCTTTTACAACCGGTCTTCCCTCATCATCTTTTAAACATCTGTCTTTTAAAATTTTTGCTCTTAATTCGTCTGCATTTTGTGCCTCTGACGCTAATGTTTTTATGTTTTTTGCAATCGCATAGCTTAATTTTACCGGAAAATGTTTATTTATCTCATGCAATTGACTTAATTTCTCGTATACCGTTTTAATTCTCATTGTCTGTTTCATTTTCTGATTCCTTTCCTATATTACTGCTGTATAATCTGAACACTTGCACTTCTGTAATAAAATATACCGTCGTCAAGTCTGCCTATCTGCTCTTTACTAAGTGTTCCCCTATAAGTTGGTATTGTTATGTCCTGCCCGTCATCATGGAATGTTATCGGGAAAAATCCGGCAATCAGCTTATTTTTTATTACCATAAGCTCTGATTCCTGCAATATTCCCCAATTAACAGACAAGGTCTTCTTCTCAGCAACAACATCTCCCAGCATTGTGCCGTCAAGTGTACGTCCTGTAGCGGAAGACCATAATATCTCATCATCCACTTTGAGAGAGACAGGAGCCGGAAGCTCCTGCCCGTCACATCTCAGTATCAATTCATCACATCCTTATGTTATAATCTCACATTTCCCTGTTGCTTTTGTATGCTCGTTAATCTTATCTACCACATACTTTTTAAGGCTCTTCCCGTCAAGCTGTATATCAAGATCCAATGTTTCAAGAATCCTAAGTATCTGTTTAAGAATACTTATAGCCTCTGCCAAAAGTTCGGCACTTGAAGCCATATCTGCTGCCTTTTGTGCCATTTCAAGCAATTTATCCTCAGGTGCAACAACTTCACCCTGATGTTTGTTATCGCCAATCATGGCAAGCTGTGGAGTGTTTGGCTTTACATATCCACCTTCTGCAAGGTATGGGATACTGCCAAATCCAACTTCCGGTAAATCAAACCCGAAATGGTCACCACCTATAACCGGTACCCAGTCAGGTACATCAAAGCTTAATCCATTTATCTTACGGACTATCCAGTTAATACCACTTTCTAATCCATCAAGCATACCATTTATAAGTCCGATTACCATATTAATAGGTCCTTTGGCTATGTCTGCAATTAAAGAGAATATTCCACCAAAGGCATCCACAATACCATTCCAGGCTCTTGACCAGTCACCTGAAAATACCCCAGCAATAAAGTCAATCAATCCACCAAATATCTGCTTTACGTCACCAAATATATTAGAAACATTTTGCAAATAAGCATTCATTATATCGCCTATAAAGCCGAAGCTATCTGAAAAATCCATGTTAAAAATATTCTGTAGCCAATTATCAAATGAAGAAAATGCTGACCTTATATTTTCCCAAACACCTGCGAACCACTCCCCGGCAGAGTTCCATTTTCCAACAATCCAATCCCAGCATATTCCGGCCGCTTCTTTCACAACATCCCAATGTTTTACAAGTTCATAAATTCCAACTCCTAATGCGACCAATGCCGCAATAACCAATGTTATCGGACTTGTCAGAACCGTCATTGCAACGCCAAATGCGGTTGTGGCTGCTGTTGCAAGCCATGTTGCCGCTGTATGTGCTACCGTTGCGGTTGTATCTGCTACTTTTACGGCTGTATCACTTACCCATGCTACAGCAGATGAAGATAATTTTGCTATTGTCTGTCCTACACTTTTAACAAAATCCTTTGCATACATAGCACATAACTGAATAGTTTCTATCTTATCTTTAAGCTTTACTACCGTGCACGCTTCTATTGCCTTTTTCAGCTTATTTATAATCCCAACAACACCGCCAGCATTCATAAGAAATTCTGCTAAATCTACCGCTTTCCAAGCTGCTGCAAATGCTCCTATAGTAACTACGATTGCATCAAATGGACCTTGATTATCCTTTATCCAATCAGATATACCCTCTAATGCAGATGCCAATCCTTTCAGAACATCAACAATCACTCCACCAGTCCAACTCGCCACAGGCTCAAGGAAATTATCCCAAGCCCACATCCACAATGGCTTCAATGCATCTAACGCACTATTCAGTACATCTAAACAGCCTGCTAATACATCAAGAAATGCTGGAAGCAAATCTTCTATAGTCCACTTAGCCAAAGGAACAAATATATTGTAATAAGCCCATTCCAATCCAGCGAACAACTTATCTGTTAATGGTTGTGCAGCTTTCTTAAGGTTATCAAGAGATGTTATCAGATTATCAAAGGATATTGCTTTAAGTGGCTCTAATGCTTTCTTGACTTTATCTGCCATATCAGATATTGCACTAGAAACATTAGATGTACTTCCACTCACATCCGGTACAAGGTCAACACTTCCAATTCCTGAAGATGTTCCCCCTGTACTGCCACTTGAATCAGAACTATCATCTGTTGGCTCTGTAAGCTTATTTATCTGGTCAAAGCCTGCAAGTGACCTCTCTATATCTTTAGCTGTCTTCTTGGCTGCACTTCCAATATCTCCCACATTGTCCGCCGCACTGGATGCATCATCTCCTATACCAGCTATATCCGAACTTATCGAACCCATAGAGGTTGATACGTCTGCTCCTGTAAGCATTTGCACAAAGTTTGCAAAACCATCGGCAACCTTCTGTAATCCTGCCAACAAGCTGTTAAAGCCTCGCAAGATAGGTGTAAACAATGCTATGAAGCCTTTGCCAAGACTTGCTTTTAACTGCTCAAATCTCAGTGATAATATCCTTGTCTGATTCGCCCAAGAATCCTGTGTCTTAGCAAAGTCTCCTGTGGCATTAGATAAAGCACTCGTAACATACTGAAAACGCAGCATTACTTTTTCCTGCTCTGTCATTTTGGCGGTAGTCTTACCAAAACCGTTATTAAGAGCATACTGGTCTAAGTTCGTCTGAGTCATGACAACACCTAAGTCCTTGAGTGTTTCCGTTTCACCTGTCCAGATAGATTTCAGCTTTGTATATGCTTCATCCGTACTAAGATTGTAAAATGATGCAACATCACCGGTTAATCCTGTGACATTTTCAGCCATATCAAGTGCCGCCTTACCTGTAATACCCATAGCATTACTCATCTGGCCAAACACACCCATGTACTTCTTAGCCGATAATTCCGATAAGCCAAAGTTAGTCATAGCATTGGAAGCCCACTGGTCTGCCTGCCAACTTAAGTCCTTAAATGCTGTATCAACAACATTCTGCACTTCTGTTACATTGGAACCTACTTCTATGCAGTCTTTCGTGAACTTAGTAAAAGCTGCTATACTTAATCCAGCAGCTATCTTCTTTCCCATCCCAGAAAAGATGGATGTTGCCTGCTTAGCTGCCTTATTGGAAGCTCCTGTGAGTTGATTAACTATCTGTGAACTGTCTATGCCAAGTTCCAGAGCTATCTGTCCTACTACATCCGACATACTCCCTCCTTTCCGGCATTGAAAAAGACCACTTTCTACTTAGAGAAAGCGGTCTTAGCCCAATTTTGGAAGTCACTCCAATACTTATTGTAATTTGCAGGATCTTCCATTAATTTTCTATTTCTTCTTAATATCCAATCATTGCGGATTTTCTTCTGTTCTTTAGTGAATTCCTTTATAACCTTAGGATCTTTTTCTGCTCTGATTCCTACAATTCTCCCAAGTGGTGTTTCAGGCATTATTCCTGACAATAAAGAACAGAATTCAGCCCATGACATATCATCTTCTGTTCGCAATCGTATGCCATACTGGGACAGGAAGCTGGCTTCTATCAGCTCCCAATCATCCCATATATCATAATATACCTCATTATGCTGAGGGTGTCTGCTCCTCGCCGTACGTTCCCATAGCAACCTGCATGATTGTATTATACATTTCCTTATATTCAGGAATAGGAAGATCTAATGCCTCAATCTTATCTGAAGCATCTTTTCCTACAAGCATTTCAAGACCTTTAATCATAAATGCCATATCATCCTTGTTTTCCTTGTTTTCTGCTTCCTGTGCCATAGCCTGTATATTAAGAATTGTACTCTTTCTGTTATTAACAGTAACCGTTATATCTTCTGTAATACGAATCATAGGTAACTGATTCGTAATCTTCATGGAGATATCTATTACCCTAAAATCTGTCTTTGCCATTTTTCATATCCTCTCTTTCTTTAAGCTGCTACATATGCTATATATGTCGGCTTACCGTCAGACTGTGCTTCCCATTCAAGTGCATCAATACTTGTAGAATCTCCACCGAGAGATGTTACATTGATTACCGCCGGTATAAGAAGCTGGTCAAGGTTAGGGAATATAACAGATACCCATGTGTTGCAATCCTGTCCTGTCTTCATGAAAAGGCTTGCCACATAATCATTCCCTTCGTCACCATAGTTACGCTTACCACCGAAAGACATACTAAGTGACTTACCTGTCATAAGTCTTCTTACCCAGCCTTTCTGATCCATCGGACTCCATTCTTCAATGGTTCCATCTACAGACACGCTTAAACTCTCTGCATCTTTTACAACCTTTGTTTCTACTGTTTCTGGCGTATCTGCATTCTTTCTTCCAGTTATACATATTCCAAACTGAATTGTATGCACTGGATTAACACCTGCTAATGGTGTTGCTTCCGCATTATATCCAGCTATCTTTGTATTCTGTCCCATGTCTTTTACCTACCTTTCATAATAAATATCTAATTCTATTACACTCTCAAAGATACCTTTATCATCTGTCCCTACATCAACAGGCTCATCATCCAACATTTTAGTGAAGAGCACTTTAGTATCGTTGATTGTAATATGGTTCATATCCCTAAGCATATTGTAGAGCTGTTCTGCGGTCTTCTCTGTGTCTCTTACACTGGTATTCCAATGAACCAATATGCTTACAGACTTAACACGATAAGAGCTGTTATTTAAGCCGCCTACCGCCATCTGCACAGGTCTTTGCTTGTTATTATTGTAAACACCTATGCTCTTATTCTTTTTGTTGTCTAATTTTCCGCAATACACGTTAGTATTGTCTGCAATACCAAGACCTGCTATATAATCTCTTACATCACCTATTCCTAACATCATAACCCCGCATTCCTCTTATACAGCTTAGCAAAAGCATTCTTGGCAAAATTCTGTTTCTTACCGCCTTTAAGGTAATCATCAAGCCATCTGCCTTTTGCATTGGCATTACCCTCGTGCCTCTTACCGCTTTCATCAGTCCAAGGTGACTGGTGGAAGTTGTATTCCGGATGATAGTACAATCTTCTTGCATAAGGCGTGCTTGATATAAGCTCCACCTTACCATTTGCAATATCCTGTGTATATATAAATGTGCTCTCATTCTGTAATGTACCTGTATCTCTAGGCATTACCTGCCTTTGAACAACATCTGTATGTATAGCTTCTGCAGTCTGTGCCAATGACACCTGTGCTGCTGCCGTAAGTCTTCTCACCATAGGCATATTAAGCTTTACTGTTGACTTAACATTCTTTGCCATTACATCACATCCAATCTTACATAATTAACTGTACCATCCGGATTACGACATTTTGTACCCTTGTATATATGTCTTGTTACACCGAACACCTTTATATCACCTTTAGTAATAACAGGAAGCTCCGGTGCAATATCCCCCGGTATTAAGGCACAACCTTCAAGCTGTATAAGTACCTTTTCTGCTGTTAATACTGTCTTGCCGCTATCCTGATAGTTGCATAAACCATCCCATATAACAGGTTCAAGAGGTTCTCCATAAACGTTCCTGCCTTCCTGCGTTATCTCGAGGTGTATTTCTGTCTTACACATACTTTTTAATACTAAACATGGATATTTCAAATGCTTACACCCCCAACACAAGACTACAAAGTCCCGTCTGACAAAGCAACTGATATATATCCCGCTTTATTGCAATTCCATTCTGTACAAGAACATTCCAACTGCTGCCAAACTGCATAGATACTCCATTTACAGCATAGTTCTGTAAGACACAATTAATCATATCTTCATTCTCATACTCAAAATCGGCCATATCACAACAAACATCTATGATTATTGCCTGCTGGAACTCTGTCAGACCTTCAAAACCTCTCGCGACTATACGATTGAAAGTAAGCGAGTCGATATGACGGCTCGCCTGCTTTAACCTTTTAATTATCTGCTCATCCGGAATAATGTTATGCTCACTTAGGTACTGTTCTTTACTTGCATATACCATAGGCTTACTCTGCAATCTCTTCTGCAGGATCTACATCAACGAATACAGAATCAACCTTACCATCCTTGCCATTAGGGAATACAAATGTATCACTTAACTGGCGGTTCTGATAAAGATATCCGTCTCCTTCTGTATGTGCTCCTGGTGCAAAGTAATAAATTGATGAAATCTTAGGTACTGTCTTACATGTCTGGCCACATGCAACAAGTACATTAATCTTACGTGAGCCCTGAACAGCCTTTTCATAATATGTGGCTATATTAGCCTTTGTAGGCTTTGCCACAACTGTATAAGTGCTGTCGCTCTTAGTGTAGTATGTCTTTCCTTCTACCACATCTGTATCAGTTGTTATGGTATACTTTGACTTAAGCGGAGCAAAGCCGCCCTCTGCAACATCCCAATCGAATCTGTCATAGAATCTTTCATCATCCACAACTTCCATAAGTGTCACACCATCAATATCAGTTACACGTGTTTCAATGCCAAGACCACCTTCTGCAATCTGTGTCATTTCAATCTTACGTGTAAATTCCTTTGATACCTCAAGCTTATCCATAATGTCAGAAGATACATACATAATGAGGCTTCCATTTGCCTTATATCTTCTAAGCTTGCCTGCTGCCAGAATATGCTTAAGCTTAGCAAATACATTCTCTGATGTATATTCTGTGGAAGCTGTTTCAGTATGATATAATTCTGTCTTCTGTGCAGCCTGTGCTACATTACTGAAAAATAATGCATCTGTCTCTGGTACTACCTGTGTCTGTTCAAATATGTGTGAAATATTCTGAATAGATGCTGTCTGATTTGTTTCATCAACATCTGCCTTATCAACCATAAACTGTACATCTCTGTCATGTGTTACTGTGTAAGGAACATCTTTCTGGTTATATTCTCCTGTGTTCCATCCACCTGATCTCTTATGGTTCTTATAACCACTTACACTCATCTGTGTAAAATGGAAGGTCTTGGCATCTAACCATCTGACATTGTTTGTGATAAATGGTGATGTAAGTGTGCCCTGAATAAGAATTGCTAATAATTCAGGACTCCACTGTTCTGCATAATTTAAATTTGGCATATTATTTTACCTTTTTTAACCTTTCTTAATTGAATCTATTCCATCTCTTTGTAGGAACATTTACATTGCTACCTGCAGAAGACTGCTGACCATTAGTCTGCTGCCCTGCACCAATCTGGAATCCCTCATTGTTCTCTGTGCTTGGCTTAAGTGCAGGTACATCCTTTAGAACCTGTTCAAGTGCAGCTTTAACATTGTCCTCTGATATCTTTCCATCTGTGCCCTTTGCCTTGCTGAAATCAGCCATCTTAAGCACATATGGAAGTGTCTTTGCATTAATACCAAGTGTCATTGCTACCCGTGTAGCCGCAAGCTCAACCTGAGCCTGTTCTGCAAGCTGTTTTGCCGCTGCAACTTCATTCTGAAGATTAGCATTAGCATTCTGCTGCTGTTCTGTCTGCTGCTGCTTATTCTGCTTAAATGTTGCAATAGCCTGGCTTATCTCATCTTCTGATAATCCCTGCTGCTGAAAATAGCTTTTAAGCACAGCATTCTCTTTCTTGGCAGTTGCATTATCCAACATTGCCTGTATCTTGTCATAATCAACACCAGCTGACTGCTGATTATTCTGATTGCCCTGCTGTCCTGCCTGTCCATTGTCTCCTCCAGCGTTCTGACCGCTGTTACCATCTCCGCTATCTGCGAAGAACTGTAAATTAATAGGTAATGTCTTTCTCATCACTCTATCTCCTTTCCGTTTACCGCTCGTCAGCATTTTCCTAAAGTTTAGTGCCATTAAGTTTTGGGCATAAAAATAGCACCCACAGCGTATTGCTATGCGTGCTTATTAACTAATATTAAATTGTGTTGCACCGGTGCAACTTACTCTATTTTCTAAAGTTCTATTAAGATGTATCCGCCATCCCGTGTATCTGACATTTTAACTATCTACCTCCTCCGGATAATTATACTTCATTAAATCTCCCTATGTTCTTATCTCCACCAAATTCTTCCATCAACATTTCCTGATGTTTCTTGTGTGATAATTCAGAATAATACTTACGCTGTTCCTGCGTAGTTGCTTCTCTTCCCTTTTGCAGCAACTCTTTATATTCTATAATCATGCTAAGCATAGGTTCTTCTAATCTCAATGCCAATCTACGATTAGACTGATTTAATTCCTCAATATTTTCTAAAATCTTCCTTTGCTCATCATTACTGATTATTTTATCAAACCGTGACTTTAGGCTCTTAATTTCATCATTGTTTTGTTCTATTAAATGATTCGTATATTGTATTATACTTTCTCTTTCACTTTGATTACGCATACAACATTCTCCTTTAATACCCCACTAGAATCTTCTAAATCCTCTGGAAAATATAGATACTCCCTATGTTTTGATAAATAATCATATTTACTTTCCTTTATCACTTCAACCACTTCATACTTTGAACTACTTAAAACCTCTGATTCATCAGTCCCAAATAAAGATAAATGCTGCACACCAACAGCCGTTTCATTTTTCTCGCATTCAAGTATAACAGAACTTCTCTCGTAATCGCTTATTCCGCCATATCCAATGGCAGTACCTTTGTTACTCGTCCAGCTCTCTATTATACCTCTTCTTGGTAGTTCATCACCTTTTTTCAAATCGCTAAACATTCTAACATCTGAGTTGTTCAATATCATTCCTCTGCTTATACTGCCTTCGTATGTTGGCATTCTGTCAATTCCATCTCTAATTGTTTTAGCTGTTTCAGTTTCTCCATTCAGAATTGATGTATAATCACCACCAAAATACTCTTTAAGTGCCTCTTGAAGTTCTTTTGCTTTTTCATCCGAATACCCTGTATCTGTCTTAATCTGTTCAAGTGCTTTCTTATTAAACTTATCAAGTTCATTATCTGGAACTTTACCACTATATCCAGTATTTAACTGTTTTCTCTTTTCTTTCTGAAGTAACAGCTTATTCTTTTGTTTTTCAAATTTCTTTATTCGAATGTCTAAATCTTTTAGTTTATCAACCAAATCATCCTCAGAAACATCTCCAAAGCCATCCTCGATAGAATCAAATTCTTTGAACCAGTCATCATAAGAATATCCTTCTGTCATGTCGCTAAATTCTTTCTTAAGAGACTCTATTTTTGTATTCGTGTTAGTGATACTATCTTTTAATTTTATTTTATCATTCTTCTGTCCATTTGCAACAACATTCTCCCATTGTTCCTTCCTTGCCGCATACACTTTCTTGTTATCCGGGTCTAGGGAATACTTAGACAGCCTGTCAAACTGCTCCGCCATTCTGCCAGCATATTGCTGTTTCTGGTCCTGTCTGTAATCTTCCTTTACCTTTTCCAGTTCTTTCTTTGTAAACTTGCCGTCTGGCTCTTCATCCAGCTCTGGAAAGTATGTTGTATGTATGTCTTTACAGTTAGGATGGTAAAGCCCTGCTGCCATAGCAGAAGACATAAGTGGATAAGGACCATCAGATGCCTTACCTCCACTCCACACATCATCTATGAGAATCTTTCCAACAAACGGAAGACATTTAGGACAGGCATTAGCACGCTTATTCATAATAACTGTACTAATTCCCCATGATTGTCTCATTTCGCCTTCTCCAGTTAGATATGCACGCTTGCTGGCTGTCTGAATAGCCATTCTGGCATAATCTTTTACTGTATGCCTGCTGCCATTCGCATATTCAATACAGTTAATACCAGCTTTAAGAAAATCTCTTGTAGCCATATCAACTGCTTTCTCATATGTTCCTGCACCCGTATTCGCATACACCTGAGCATTGAATATTATCTGCCGGTATTTATCCTCCGACATTCTAAGCATTGCTTTTTCCGCCCTGTTAAAATCTGACTTCGTAGCTTTAATCAGGGCATTAAGCTTTCTTGTGTTAAGCTTGAAAAAAGCACCCTCAGTGCCTTGTGACACCTTGGATGCTTTTAATCCCTTTTTCAATGCTCTTAATATCTTCTGTTCCTGCTCTGTGCCGCCTGTCTGCCTTGCTGTAAATATCATTGCATCAATTGAATTGTTTATATCGCTGAATCTGCCCGCAAAACGTGTCTTGTTATCTGCTTTATATTTTTCTAAGGCTTTAAGCTGTTCTACCTGCCATTGTGTCCAGTTGAATCCAAGTTCATCTTCTTCCGCTCTGTGTCTGTCAAGATTTCGTATCATAGAAGCAATCAGCTCATCTTCTATGGCTCTAAAGGCTTTCTCTATGTCATATTCTGTATTAAGTGCCATAAGCTACCTCACTTGTTATCAAAACCTGTAAAACTGTTATCAGCACCATTAACTGTAAAGCCATCTGACTGCATATTAAGTGCTGGCTCTTTCATATCAGATATACCCTGTTCTGCCTTAAGCCTTGATATCTCTTCCTGCTTCCATTCATCATCCTTGGTATCTCCATACAGCTCATCAACAGATGCCTCTATGCTCATAATACCGCCCTGCTTAGCCTTGCTGACTGTTTCTACCTGGCTTTCAAAAGATGGGTTAGCATATTCGCCAAATGTCACATCAATATCTATATCCTTAATAGCTGTCTTATTAAGCGTGTCTATGGCATTAAATGTTGCTGTAACAAGCTTTGGAAGAACCTTCTGAAGCCGCTCTACAATGTTATTTCTACTGTAAACCGTTGCTTTCTCTTTCTCCCTCTGTGCCTCCGCATTATCCAGCTTCTTAACATCTATGCCTAATGTTGATGGGCTCATAATCCCCTGTAAACAAAGGTCCAGCGCCGTGATATATGTTGCAAGATAACTTTCGTGTGGGATATTGCCCTGTACAAGCTCTATCTTATTAACTGTACCTTCTGCCATGCTGCCATCTGTTGCTATATATGCATTATCAAAAGCATTAGGCTTTAGCACTTTTCCATCCAGGGGATTCCTTGGTAACATATTCTCCGGTATATATTCCTTTGTTCTATTCCTCCTTAATGCATCCATCCATTGTGACCATGCTTCATCCAGTGCATCAAAGTTATCTATCTTTGCATCAAATATGCTCTTGCCTCGTCCTTTATACTTGGCTGACTTATAAAACAGAAGAGGAACAGCCATTATAAACTTGTCATTCCAGGTAACATCACTAAGGTGTGCCAGCTCCGGTATAACACTTAAATCATATTCCCTGCCGCCTCTTGTAAGCTCATAATGTATGTAGCCTATGCCATAATGTTCAAGTAATACATATTCCTGTCTCTGGACGTTATACACTGTCTTAAACACTATCTCCTTAACTCTTCCCCTGTCCTTGATAATCTCTGTCTTATCACCAGAGTAGAATTCCAATATAGGATACTTGCTAAGGTTTGTATCGAACGATATCTTGAATGCTCCATCACCGATATAAAGCGTTTCTGTTATTGCCTGCTTAACAAGCTCAATGAAATCATTTTCCTCTGCTATCTTATCCCATTCTGTCTGCCTGCTGCCAGCATCTATTAAATTCATATCATCTGTTACTATACTGGCCAGCATATCACATAACATAGCAGGGAGACCCACGTGTATCTTTCTTATCTCCATACCTATTGTACAGGATGCAGACCAGAACCTTGTCTTGTCACCATCTATCTGGCTGTATAGCTGTGACAATTCTTCACTCTCACCTCTGTACCATATCTTGTTCTTTATGGCATTTCCCTCGTAATCAAGAGTTTCCTGTATGCTTATGGATCCATTAACAGCCGGCTGTATGTGCAGCCACGTTCTTATTCCTGTTTTTATCTTCTCTGCCATACTTGTAAATATGTTCACCTCTCTCACTCTCCTATCTGGAATTATGTCTTATTCTCTATACCTATCCTGCTTCGATAAGGAATCCAGCCATACTGTACGCTGTTTACCATATGGTCATTGCCATCCTCAGGCTCACAGTCCTTATCCTCAAGCCACGAATACGTTTCTAACTCTGTCTTGTAATTCGTGCACGTATCGACAATATAAAAGCTTGGCTCTCTACCCTTCTTATCGTTAAAGGACATCCAGCCAAGCTGTAAGTTAATTCTATCTATTATGGTTACTTTCTTATACGCATTGTTAAATATATACTGGCAGTCAATGTGTTCTCTCTTGTACTTGGCAAACTCTGTTATCGTTGCCTGATCAGCGTTATCTATAAACACATTCTTTGACATTCCACCCCATTCTTTTCTGTTACGCTCCAGGAAGTCTATGTAATTCCTTACCGTATCAGACGGAGCTATTGGTATATCAAGTTCTGCATTGTTATACACCTTTTCATCCAGCACTATCAACTTGCCCTTGTTTGTTATTCCCATAAAGGACATAGCAATCGTATCCGGGCTCTTGGTTGAATAAGCTGTATCAAGTCCGCTGGTGAATATTATGAAATATTCGCCCTGCATTTTATCAACCTCACGTCTGATGTATGACTTTGCCTGCTCTCTGGTAATGATATGCCTATTGCAGAAATTAGAAAAGACAAGACCGGTAGCCTTGCCTCGTAATCCTAATATCTTATTCTTGTATATCTTAGTACCCGGCGGATAACTTAATTTCTTCTGTTCTATCTTCTCAGGTGTCATAGATATGTTATCTATCATCCTGAAGAACCAATATACCCAGTTCTTAATAGGCTCACATCCTTTCAGATCTTTCCATATTTCTTCCGGCACATCTGCCTTGTACTTATCAATCGGTCTTGCGTGATTGATGTATTCTGAATATATGGGTAATGTAGGTGCATCTGGGTTCAGAGTACCAACAAAGTATTCAGAACGTCCGAATATCTCTCGTATGAAGTCTATGTTAGCTGTATTGCACTCATCTACCCACACACAACCAAACTGTGAACCCAAGGCATTCTTCCACTTGCTGGCATTATCGTAACCGAGAACATATATTATCTTGGTACTGCTGCCAGTTTTGAATTTAATATGCGGAAGTTTATTTTCTTTATCACCATTACCGCAATATTCCAGATTGGGAAATATCTGAAGCAAACCCATATCTGCGTTTATGATATTCTTCTCAATAACACCTGTCGTATTACCAGCTATAACATGCAGCTTCATATCTGATTCAGCTACATTCATAATGAACTTAACAGCTACTGTTGTTGTCTTTCCGGAGGCAGTTGAACCCTCTAAGAACTCTGCTCTTGCAGGTGTGTCTATGTAATCCCAGTACTTATTACTTAGAAGCATCTGGCTCACCCCTTGCTTTACGCTGTGCAAGAAGCTCCTGTAATTCACTCCTGGTTGTATCGTTTACATTGGCTTCTATCTTGTCTGTGAATATACCTAAATGCTTGCCAAGAAGCTCTAAGGCCTTAACCTTGTCACAGGACTTAACTTCTAATCCATCTCTACCCTTCTTGATAACAGCAAGTGCCCTCTTCTGTTCCTCTGTAAGTTCTTCCGTAAGTACCGGCTCTACTGTTCTATACATAACAGGTTTACCATCTTCATCCAACACATCCACAAGTGCTCCATCTACTTCTGCTTTCATCTTCTTTTCAACCACATGTGCATAATCAGCATTATTAGAAAAAGCTATCAAGGCAAGTTCCTTGATAACTCTCTCCTGGGTTATCTCTGTACTCCTTGATAGCTCTTTTTGTCTCTTTGCTATATATTCTTCAATCTGAGGTTTTCTGAGGTTGTCTGCTCCTGTTCTATACGCTGTTTTTTCTGAATATCCTGCCCTAATAGCCGCCTGCGTGGCATTAAGGTCTATAAGGTATTCATCACAGAACCGCTTCTGTTTTGCTGTTAATGACATGCAATCAGCTCCTTTCTAGCATAATAAAAGCATCGACTATTTAATGTCGATGCTTTTAATTTATCATAAATATATTAATTCATATCCCTATGCACAATTATACTCCCATTTTTACCAAAACCATATACCCCAATAATGAAAATACTATCGTAACTACATTTGTAATAGCATTAACGCAAATCGAATGTCCTTTTGTTTTAAACAAATTTTCAACATTACAAAATTTACATACAAACTGTATAACAAATGTTCTCACAACTATAAATATCAAAATAAATATACTAATTCCATAAATAAACATCAGGCATTCTCCTTTCGTTTATTAATCTTCATCATTTCCCATCAATAAATTTGCACCATACTCTTGTAATTCTTCTAAATAACTTTGAATTTCATCATCCAATATGCCACATTCTTTCATTTCCTTGTATAATCTTAATTTATTATCATAATTTTCGATTTTCTTATTTTCCAAATCCATTTTTTGATTCTCTAAATTTATCTTTTTTTGTTCTACTTCTACTCCAACTGTTTTGATTTGTTTATATAAATCTATTGGATTTGGAACCTTTATATTACCTATTTGTCCACCACTAATTACTATATATAGTCCTACAATGCCTGCTACCGCTTTAGACATTTTACCTTTATTTCTATAGTTTTGCTCATCTTTCTTTGCATCATATGCCTTATCTAAATTTCTTTTCCCCGATGTAAAAGAAATTACACCTTTTGAATTCAAATTAAGCATAATTGATAATTCATTCTCACCAACAACCCTTTTCATATAGCAATCTACGCAGCTCATTACTTTTGTTATTGAAGTTAAATCTATTGGTTTACTTGTATTTATATGCATTTGAAAAGAATAAGCTTCTCTCCAATAATATATAGGATATATCGTATCTAATATATATTTTCCATATTCATTTAAATTACAAATTCCCTGATATGATGATAATACTTTTAACAATTTAACATGTAGATTAGTATAATTGACTATCTTAATGATTTTAATTTTACGTCTTTTTTTATATGGGCATTTAACACTATATAATGGAATATTTTCCATATCTATTTTTGTTATTACATCAATTTCATCATCTTCGTTTAAATTATTCTGCTCATAATATTCGCCAACTTCAGCAAATGCTATTTTATTATCTTGCACTCCTGGAATCATAACAATATCGCCTATTTTTAAATTATATATGAATTTTTTACATTTACTAATTGCTTGACCCGGCCTTTTATCTCCATATATATTTTTTATATTTTCTTTAAGTATTTCAATCTGTTCATTTTTCATTGAATTGATTTCCATATTTAAATCTATTATATTCCATCCCAATGCTACATAATTATTCTCTATGTATTCATTAAAAAAATAGCCTTTTTTTGTTCTTATCATCCAAAAATTTATATCTCCATTAATATATGGAAGTTCATAATTCAATATTTCTTTTATAAAATCTTCATTTATTTTCTCCATAAAAACCCCCTATAAGTTTTCTTGCGTATAATATTATACTAAATAATGACAAAAATCAACAAAACAAGGCACCAGCTTTCGCCGATGCCTCAGAGGGGGAGTTTTAATGATTGTATTGGCTGTCATCAGCCTATGGTTCAATGAATTTTTCATCTGTTCCAGTTTAAATATTATCATATCAAAGTACGACATTTACGACAAACTTATAATTTTTTCAAATATCTTTCAAGTGTCTTTTGGCAGCTATCTGCTGTATGATTTTTTCCCATTCTGTGAGCTATCTGAACCCATGTCAATTCATCAATGTACCGATATGTAAGAAGTCTTCTTATCCTGCTGTTTGGTTCCGAATTAATAAATTCTTCTGCCACAGCTATCTGCTGCCGTATCTTCTCTTCTAGCTCCTGTAACTTAATTTTTCTCAATAGTAACTGTGATTTTTTCTCCGTATATATTGGATAGGGGAAACCTTCAATCTTAAAATGCTGTTCCCCGCCATTTCCTCCCGAAACGCTGTCAATAACGGCTCCCTCTTTTTCTAATTTTTCAATATACTGTTCAAGCCGTAATATAGCCTGCCGCTTGTCCTTATATTCTTCCTTTAAATCTGCTAACTGTTTTAAATACTCTTTTACATTCCCTTTTAAACTCATATATCCACTTCCCTTATTGATTATATCTGTTTTTCATGCTACAATACATATGTTCGGTATATGAGTTTAGGAAGCCTGCGTATTCGTGTGTTACAGGCTTCCTTTTTCTTTGCTTGATTATACTTAAAAGTAATAGATTATTATATATCAATTTTTAACTTTTTAGTATATTCTTCATCATATTGTTTTCTTTTGTCTATCATACCATCTATAACCCGTTTATAATCAGAATAAAAATTTTCTTTAATAATTACGCTCTGTAATTTACTTATAAACGTATATATGCAGTATATATATATTATTGCCAAAATTATTATCATAATATGTTGAAAAATAATAACGCCAATATTATAATATCCTATGCCAAATATATTCATTATGGAATCAAAAATTTTTTCTGTAATTAAAGTTAATAATACTACAATTATTATATCAGCTTCCTTTTTTAGTACTCCCATATTTCTCTTCTTTTGATTTAAATAGTCACTAAAATCTTTTAATTTATCATCAGAAAATTGTTTATATTTATTGATAATATACCTTTCCCATTGTTTTTTACTTTCAAATTTGTTATCAGACTTCAATGTTTTTTTAGTTGACTTATCCATAAATCCTCTACACAAATACGTATATATATCTCTTTCTTGTTTATCATCAAATCCATAATAATAAACTCCCAAGTTATTAAGATTTCTTTTTATTCTCATTTTATACTCCAATCATAATGTGATAATTAAATCATATCACTCATGTCATTATAATTCAATTATACGTATATATTACTAACTTTGCCTTCCTGTAATCTCTGCTTTTATTCTATTATTTTCTTCCTGCAAGACCATGTTCTGCTCTTTCAAATCCTTTATTTTCCTTAATGTCTCCATCATTTTGCACTCAGTTTCATATTCACACTGTGTGTCAGGCATATACTCTATACACATTTCACATATTTCTTCTCTGTCCATCCTCTGCTCCATGCGGTCCTGTTTATACTGTATCTGCTGCCCTATTTCTGTATCATCAATGTCATAAATATCTTTCAGCATTTCAAGGTATATTGTTACGTCTGCCATTTCTTCAACAAGGCTTTCTTTGCTTCCTATACCTCTTATCTGCTTGCTTACTGCCTGTATCAGTTCTGAACATTCTTCCATGCATATAACGCTCTGTGTTATTCTGCCATATTCTTTAATGGATCTTTCGATTATGTCCTTATTCATTCCCGTACCTCCCGATTATGTCTTTTTCTTTGTAAATCATGTATTCTGCTGAATTTCCCTGTACGGCATATTCTATACTGCCGTCTTCACGAACAGTTATACGCCGTATCCTTGCTTTTATTAACACTTCATCATCAATGTTATACTTAGTTTCCATTCTTCTCCTTTCCCCCGGAAGCCGAAGCCTCCGGGTATGCAGTCAATTTTGTGATATATATTTGACTTTGAATTAATAGGTACCGCTTTTTACTCTGTTTATATCTTCATCAAGACCTGTTACTGTTTTTTAATGTTACATATCTTTTTAATTCCGTTATGATTGATTTGCAGTTTTCCTCGACTGCTGCCACATTGCTCTCTGACGGAATGATAAAACCATCTGAATAATCCCTTATAAACAGCTCTATCTTTCTGCCTGCCTCTTTTATCACTCTCCAGCATTCCTGTTCCGTCTCTTCGATATTCTCTGCTGTTTCTGGTTCTTCCTGCTTTTCATCTTCTTCTGTACTGTCTTTTGTTTCCGGCATATATTCAGGATGGTTTTCAATGCTGTCCTGTCCCGGTATCTGTTCATCCTCCGGCTTTTCTGACTCTTCATCCTCTGGTATCCGGCTTTGGGGCTGTTCCGGCTTTTGAAACGCACGTACTACTTTCTTCTCTTTGCGTACTGTCTTCTTTTCCGTCTGTTGCACCGGTGCAACTTCATCTTTTTCAGGATACGGTTCGTTATACATTTCCACGTATGCCTCTTTTATATCATCAGAAGCTGTATTAAATACCCTGCTTACTGCTGCCATGACTGAATCAGCTTCCCATTCTGTTTTTTCGCTGTTTCTGACGTTTGTAAGTGTTATTTTTTTCTCTTTTGCCCTGACTGACATCATAAGTCTGCCTATGCCCGCAAGCCTTACTGAATAAATCATATCCCCTGCCGGTGCAAGGGCTTCAAAAAGCTGCTCCTCATCACGGTCTTTTGCTTCATACAGCCTGTCAAATATCTCAACATTGTCATTCGCAATCTGCCTGAATGCCTTTTCAAGCTCATTCATTTCTTTCGTTTCTTCTGATGCCGCCTCTGACTGTTCAGCAAGCAGTTCAAGATCAGATATTTTCTTTTCTTCGTCATACTCATGCTTGATGTCTGCTATTTCCGCTTTTGAAAACTCCGGCGTAAGCTCCTCGATGATTGCATCAGGAAGCTGGAGCATTTCTGCAAGCTTTGAATATCCAAAACCTCTGTACTGCTCTTTTAAATACTGCGAATTGCCTCCCTCGCTGAATCTGTCGTTTATATTTATAAAACGTGATACCGTCGTCTTATCAATGTGGTATTCTGCTTTTGCAAATTCTATTACGTTTGAATATCCGGATTCTTTAAGGATGTCCGTATCACGTGCCTTTTTAAGAAGATAGCCTATCCTTACAAAGCCTTCTGCTGATTCCGCAAGCTGACGGTCAAGCTCTGCCTTAAATGTTCTAAAATCTTCTATGTGCTCCAGTTCGTTCATGCTGTCTTTCTCCTTTTTCTGCTTTCCAAATAACTTACATACTGCTCAAGTAGCGGTTTTATAATCTCCTCTTCCGGCTTTGTGTCGTTGTGGCCATACCACTGCCGTATAAGAGTGCCCTCTATCTCTATGGTTATATATGGCTCATCTGCCGTACTGTCTTTTCTAAGCAGAAGAATAAATCTCCGCCCTTCGTTATAATTTTTCATATAGCCCTGTGCATCAGAACCCACACAGTGATGCAGGATTCTTCCTTCCATCACAATCTCACCTGCATCCTTTGCCGGGCGGATTGTATAACCCGACTGCTGCCATGTGTACGCTCTGCTTATCTTTTTGCTGTAATCTGCTATCTTTGGATATTTTTCCAGCATTTCTGCCATATATTTTTCGGACCTTTTCAGTTCGTTTTCCCGCCTTATCCTCGTATACGTTTCATACAGATTACCCGGGCGGAGATATACGTCATTTGACAGATCATCACCGGCCGATATGCGTTCTTTAAGATAATCTGCATATTCACGAACGGCTTCATATTTTGTATTATAGTGACCCTGACCCATATATCTTTTAATTACATTGTCAAGCCTTTCCGGCGTAAGATATTTAAGCACAAGCTCTAGGTCACTGTAATTACCATGGCAATTAAGATAGTACATAAAACCTGTCTCCCACTGCTTGAAGGGAATACTGTTCCTGTGTGCTACATGTGTAAATTCAAGCCTGCTTGAATCTTCCCCCAGCTTTATCCAGTTAAGCTCTTCTTTTGTTACTTTTAAGGCATCTGCTACCGTTACAGCTTTTTTATTTATTTCCTTTGTTACTCCCTCTTTCCAGAGAATTCGTCTGCATATCCCGTTTAATCCTATTTTGTAAAGAGTTTCAATCTGCGGACAGCGTGCATAGCTTACAAGAGCCTGTATTTTTGCCAGTATCCGGTCTTTCTCAAGATAAGACCGGAGAAGCGTTTGCAGCCCTTCCGGACAGTATCTTAAATCACTTTCACATACAGCATCTGCACCTATACAAGACACGTCTTTTGTCTCTACAAGTTTTCCGGGATACATTGAACGGCTCCATGTATTTCTGTAATCTTTTATATAAAATCTTGCATATCCGCGTTTTAAAAAAATTCTTTCATACTCCCTTGTATTCCTGTTCATCATGCTGTACCGGCTCCTTGTTACATCCGTATAAAAAGCTCTTATCAGAAGCATTCCATCAGGAAGGCACTGGTACAGAAGTGTTGTAAATGCGTCATTTGATATTTTTGCACGTCCCGCCTGTATAAGCACGCCGCTTGCACCGCATCTCTTGCATTTGTAAATTTCACCTCTCTGTGGCATATATAAAGGCCTCATTCCACATGTGCAGAAATCTTCTGTATCGGTTCTTTTTGTGCGTTCGGTATAAGTCTCACCGCACTGTGCACATGTATATTCTGCCTTATTGCCGCTTCTTTTGTAATACATGCGGTTTGTTGCCGCTATGTCTTTTTTAACTGATTCTGAAAACTCCTGCGGTACTTCCGGTATATCGTTAAAAAGAGTCTCCATCTCGAGAGTGCTTCGGTGCTCCCTCTCCCTTGTCTTTTTATAGTCAACCTCTTCCTCGACACGGAATATATCTGCACCATATTTATGTTTTTCACCGCTGACTGCCTCGGCAAATTCTGTTATCTTCTTTGTATCTGCATCACTTATGTAAGCATTTTTAACTTCGCTATAATACTCGTTGTTCCATCTTATCCTTTTATCCCATTTTGCAGTCTTATAGTCATAGTTAGCATAATCATTAAATCCTGCTGCCATTCTGTAAATATGGGCTTTTTCCTTCCACAGGTCAGCTATCAGATACGATTCTGTTCCAATCTTTACAATGTCGGCTGTTATGGTACATTTTCTTTTGCCTGCCAGCTTTCTCCCTGCATATTCAAGAACGCTTTTCTTTTTCATCAGTCTTCGCCTCCAAGATAGTAAGCACGTATAATCTTATAGGCTCTTCCCATTCCCGGAATTCCCATTTTTACTGTTGCGGTAATCCCGGCCGCCTTTACTATTTCATCCGGAACCTGATATGCGTTTTTAAAGCTCCAGCTCAGAAGCTGTGCAATGCAGCCCTTTATGCTTTTTCCCTTTTTTCTGACCGCCACTGCCATCTCCGGATGCTCTGTAGTATATTCCCGGATATAATTTACCCAGTCTTCAACTATCTCAACAGGTTTAAGCTCTTTTGTCTCAACGTCTATCTTTCCAAGTGCCGCCATGAGAGGAGTTGCTAGCTCTGCCACGTCACCATTTATATAATCTTCAACATCCGGCTTTTCAATGCCGTTTTCTTCCGCAAGCTCATACAGTGCTGTTAAATCTCCCTGTGCAAGCTGTCCTGCGGCAGCCTCATTAAGTTTCCCAGCTGAATCAAATTCACCAAATTTATCAAACATATTTATTCCACCCTTCTGTCATTTTTCGTCTGCCCGCATATGTGTATACGAGCAGTAGTTATATGTGTATCTGCCCTTTTTCAGCTTCCACGCCCACGTCTGGGCGTTATGTGATAAAAACGGCAGATATTTGCCGCAGATGCGGCATGTTGTTAATCCGTCACCCTTGTATTCAATATTTTTATGCTCTTTTTTTGCGGATGTTACTGGGTGTATTGATTGCTTCAAGCTCCGCCTCGAGCTGTTTTATCTTGTTGTCAACGCTGAAATTTATAATATTTTTAACTTCTTTCGTGACATCTTTGCCGAAACATTCATCAAGCGGCAGACTGCTGCCGCTGTAATCTGTGACTGCAAGCGTAGCCTTGCCATTTGTAATGTCTGACGCATATGCTCTTGCTGTATCTATGTCAGAGCATATCTTTATAGCCTGTTTTGCCTTTTTAATGACCTCTTCTGTGTTTATCATCTTAACCTCCGTTATCAATCAGCTCGGATTCATTTACATCATCTTCCCGCTGATTAAAATTATTAAATTTGTTTTTTGATTCACGCATGTGCGTATTATTATCTTGTCTTTTTCTATATCTATATATGGCTACGGTTTCTCCTACGGTTTGTACTTCGGTTTGTACTTCGGTTTCTCCTACGGTTTTCCCTACGGATTTGAAAGTACAAATTTTATATTTATTGGGACTTCCTTTTTTTCCTCTCTGGAATTCTATCAGCCCTGCTTCTATTAATTTATTTCTGTTTTCGACTAACGTAGCCTCTCTTGACATCTGACAACGAGACATTACTCGCTGGTTATCTACTTGTATCCACTCGCACCACCCTGCCATATTATTGATACTTAATAACTTGTAGTACAATAATTGTGCAGCACTCGGCAAGTAATGACTTTCGAGCCACCTTTCAAACCCGTTCAGTTGTTTTATGTAGTCGATTCTCTGTTCTGTCCTCACTGCACCACCTCTTCCAATACCACCTCTATTCGTGGATTATGCTTGTCTGTGAAAAAGTGGTCTTCAAAACCTACTATATTGTTCCAGCCATCATTATCCAGAACCTTACACTTAACAAGTGCATCCTGTATAAACTTATGTGCAACACCTGATATATTATCAAGGTCACGCTTTCTATTTGGCTCATAGAAGGTATATTTAATCCTCACTGGATTATTTATATGAGTACGCTTTAATTTAAGCCTTATTGCGTTAGATATAAGCATCTGATACTGCTGTTTCATGTCATTACCGTCACAATGTCCATTATGAAAACATCTTTCCGCTTTAAGGTATTCATTCAATCCCGGCAGTGTGCCTTTGATTGTAAATGCATAGAACATCTTTCTCCTTTCCGCCTCCCGGTAAGTATGCAACCGGGAGACTGGTTTTATTCTGCTGTGCGAAAAATGTGATATATTCAGCAGTTATAAATAAGACCTTCCATATCTTTCTCTGAAAGCTTCTCTGGCAGGATCATCTTCATTCCCATAAAGACTTCTATAATATTCTTTTTCCCATGCAAGCTGACCTGCTATCTTACTCAGCTTTTCAGCAATGCTGTTATCATGTATCTGCCTTGTACCACCTGCCATATTATGTTCAGCATCACATACAGGCATCTTTACTCCATCTTCTTCTGCAAGTTCTCTGATTCCTATACCGAACAACAGATGATGTTCTGTCTGTGTAGGCTTTCCACAAAAGATACAGAATCCGTTATATTTAGTTAAAACACTTTTCATTCTATACCTCCCCAATCAAATCACTTGACCAGATAGGAACTTTAAGTATCTTTGTATGCTTGCAGTAATCACAGTGTTCACACCTTACCGGATCTATGTCATTATTCTTTAATGCCAGTATCTTAGGCACATTGTTCTCAACTTCTGCAAGAGCTTCATCAAGAAGAGACTGTTCACATGCTATAACCTGTATATCCGGCTCTTTCTCCTTTGATACTGCTGCTATAAAGAATGGCAGTTTCTTTCCTGTATTAATTTCCACAACCTTCTGATATACAGCTCCCTGAAGGTAATATCCCCACTCATGCAGAAAATTCATGTTTCCTGCATCAGCATGATAGAATGTCTTGGTTATGCTCTGGCATGTCTTAAGGTCAACAATGCACTTATCCTTAATATAACTGTCAATCTTAATTTTCCATTTAGCACCAAACATATCAGCAGTCATTATTACCTGCTTTTCTCCGCTCATATATGCCATAAATAACTCATCTCGTTCACATCTGTTAATCATTTCATTTGCCTTAATATATTTAGCCATAAGTGAACCGTCTTTCTTAAACATACATGGATGCTGTGCCTTGAATACATCAAGCGTTCCCTCAAAATGTGCATCAACATAAGAACCAACCATAAGAGCATCTGAATCTTCCATATTCTCAACCCATTCTTCATTGAGTTTAGCCATTGCATAGGCTTCACAACCAGGGCGACCAAGCGAGCCGATAAAATTTTTATACTGAGATACACTTAAGTATTCTCTGTCCGCATCTGTACTGTAATAATTTTCACTTGTCAATATCATTCTGCAGCACCTCCCATAGGATTAGGAACTTCCTCTTCTACTGGGAAATAATCTTCCGCTTTAGCCTGTCCATCCTTAAGGGCTTTATATACTCCTTTTAGGTTAATAAATTCATCTTCTCCGAAATCCGCACAATTACGTTCCGCATACTTTTCTATCTGTTCTCTTGTAACTTTGAATTCAACTTTAAATGCATTAATAAGCTTGGTTACTCTTTCATTAATAGGCTCCTTGCCTATTCCTTTTCTAACAGTTTCTTTACACTCTCCAACAGCCATATCAACAACATCTCCTGGTATAACTCCAAGAATGCAGGCTCTCATTCGTCTTGCACCAAAATTAGCTGTTGCCTCATAAATATCTCTGCTGTCTGTAAGCTGATATGTACCCTTCCTAGTGTCTCTCTTATGCTCTACTGTAAATATCTTGGTAACTCTTGTATTTGATTCTAGATCCCAGGCATAAGCCATCATCTCTGAAGAACCATTCTTCTGTTCAAGTTCAATAACTCCGTAATCAATATTACCCCAGTTCTGAGCAAGAGCTTCTGCAAGCCTTATAGATGGTCCCATAACAGTCTGTCCGCCTCTTGGATAAGAATATATAGCCTGCTCTGCTAAAGTTGCTCTCTGGCATGTTCTCTTGATTCTCTCCATTGCATCATATTCATCTCTTGGGAACTTCTTAGCCATTACTATTGCTCCCTGAACTTCCTGTGCCTGTCTGCTTATCATTATCTCTGTCTGTGATGTTTTAGGAACAGCCATCTGCTGTCCCATCGGTATCATACTGTCCATTAATTAACCCTCCTATAATTCTGTAACTATTAAATCTGTATCATCTGTTGTTCTTGTTGCTATAAACTGCAGTCCCTTGTCCTTGCATTTCTTATAAAGCTGATTTCTAAGTGTTGTAGAAAGCTTCTCTACACCATCTATAAGCAGGAGCTGTATTCCATTCGGCCTCTGCAAAGCTACATCAATGCATAAATCCAGCTTTTCACCCTCTGATAAATTACTGATTGGAAGTCCGTTAATAAGAGGTATTCCGTTTTCAACTGAAAGTCCTTCAATTGGTATACTGCATTCCTCCAGTATTTCACCCGGTAATGTCCGTGCTTTTTCAATCTTATCTGTTAAAATCTGTGACTGCTCTGCCAACTCATCTACCTGCTCCTGAAGCATTACCATTCTGTCATACTCATTAATGTGGGCTTTCATATCTTCAATAGCCTGTGCCTGTTTACTAAGTTCAGATGTATCTCTTATATCTCTATCAACATACTCATTGTACTCAGCACATTGTGCGTTATATTCAGCAACGGAAGCTTCATAAGTTTTATCTGCGATAGCAAGCTTGTCTGCCTTCTTAGATGCAAGATTGCTCTGTTCCTGCCTTAAACTTACGATCTGTCCTTCAAGTCTTGTAATATCCTCTGTTATCTGCTTATCACGAGAACTGAACTCTCTTTCAATAGCAGCTTTTTCAATCTCTCTATCTGCCTCAAACTTACGGATTTTATTGTTCTTGTTCTCAATTACCTGCTTGGCACGCTCCACAAGCTGATTATCACGCTGAATACTTTCTATCTGTCTATAGATATCTCCAGCAGATGCATTTCTCCACTTCTCAGCGTCATAACCTTGTGGAAGTGTCCTGCCTATATCTTCTATAAACGCTATCTTATTTCTTCTGTCTCTGTCTATATTCCTTCTGTTCTGGTAATACTCTCCATTTTCACTCTGAATGTCATTAAGAACTGCAAGAATATTCTGGTCATAATTAACCCATGCCGGTATCTCTCCAAACCACTGCTTAATAGTGCTCATATCCCAGTCATACTGAATCATATCCAAAATGATTGCATTCTGCTGTTTCTTATCCATAGCCATAAACTCTATTGGATTAAGCTGCAAAGGGGTAAATATCTCCTTAAGAAAAGCTTCTGGGCTTCCTATTTCACTCCCGTTCTGCTTTATAGATTTGTAATCCGCTCTATTAATGCGGCTCTTTCTATCAATAGATAATCCGCTATCCGTCTCAATAAGAATTTCTCCTTCAACAGCTCCGCGTCTTACAATTACATCTCTCCCAGATTTATTAGTTAATGCATATCTGATAGCATCAAGTACTGATGATTTACCTACACCATTTGAGCCTGAAAGCTCTATGCTTTCACCATTCATGTTAAATTCCCTGATACCCAGTATGTCTCGAATCTGAATCTTTGTTGTTCTCATTATTTCCTCCAAAATTAAATACCATTTGCCCGTTTCGGGACTCCTTAAAATTACCCATATACTGTCTGCGTCTTTCTTCCTCCTTATCCTGGCAATCGCATTTTTCTCCAGGGTCTAAAAGAGCACTACAGTAACTACATTCATAATTCCACATTGCTTTTTACTTCAAAATGGTCTACACTATCATTGAGTTATTATCTGAGTTGCGGTGTTGCCTCACTGCAGCTCTTTTTATATAGTTGGAAGTCTGTATGTACCTTCCGGCACAAAGCTGAATATTTCCAACAATCTCAGCCTTGTGTACCATTTGGCAGCCAGCTCCGTGTTACCAATTCGAAGATTCTCATTAATTCTCTTGTTGTACGAAATTATCAAACCTACTCGTCGCATATTATTTTCCTTTCCTAAATTACAATATCCTTTGGTTCATTCGGATTCGTTAAATCCTTTCCCTCATTATCCCTGAAGAATCTTTCAAGCTCTGACTTTCTTATTCTTGTATGAGGGATTTTAAGCACCCTTATCTGATTTGCGTTGATAAGTGTATAAACATACTGTTTAGAAGCTCGCATGATTGTTGCCACTTCCTCCACTGTATACACCATATCCTCCGGCTCTCTCTTTATTGTTGCTATCTTCATAAGCCTGCTCCTTTCCTTAATCTATTTCCTCTTAGGTTCATGGCATAATACCAATATTGTTATGCAGATAATTGCTGTTATCGCTACTGCTGTATAATTCACGCTCTCACCTCCTTGTATATTACTTGCTTGAATCACCTTGCCTAATTCTGTCATAGCTCATATACTTTATTTAAAACGCTTACAGGAGGATACATTATGCCAACACCATTCAACGAATTAGAACTATCAATATATGAACATCTTTTACTCATACGCATAAAGTTCACAGGTGTTTATAAGGAAACTGTTCGCAAAAAGCAAAGATACCAATTTCTTTGTAAATTCAGTCTTGTAGATAACTCACCTAAAAACTTCAAAAAATACGTCATTAGCGACAAAGGGAATATGTATCTACGTTACAAACGCCGTAGTTCTTTTCGTTTCTGGATACCTGTAATCATTTCCATACTTGCCTTGTTAAGCAGTTATGATGTATACACTAATCCTTTTATTCAGAAAGTATTACAATCACTAGCACAGCTATTGAAAAATATAATGGGAAATTAGGATATCGTTCTCTGAATGGTACTTTCACAATCACATATTCAAATCCCAATCTCTTCATTTTCCTTACTACTGATATCATTTGCACTAATGTTCTTACCCTCTCTTCTATGAATGGTTCATAGCAACGGATAATGTACTTATATGTTTTCTTCGCAATTGCTCTCACCTCCTTGTTATATTACTTGCTTTGAATGTTTACTTGAATTAATTTCAAGTTTAAATTCAAAAAAAAATTAAAATTTTATCTGATTAAGAGTTACACCGAAATGCTCAGCAAGAGCTCTAACTTTACTTACTGCCACATTAGATATATCTTTTTCCCATGAGCAGTATGTTTGGGGAGAAATACCGATTTTGTTGGCAACTTGCTCCTGTGTTTCGTTTTTTCTTGCTCTTAATTCTTTAACGGAGAACTGCATTTCATTTGTATTCAACTTTTCATCACCTCATTTCAACTTGAATTATTTTCAAGCATATGTTACTTGATTTATATTCAAGTGTCAATACCTTTTTTGAATTTATTTCAAGTTTTTTTATCTTTTTATCAATTCTACTTGAATTTTCTTCAATTATATTATATTATTCAAATATAAATTAAGAAGGGCGGTGACATTAATATGTGCCTTGGTGAAAACATACGTTTTTTAAGAACTAAAAAAGGATATTCTCAAGATGACATAGCCAATATGCTTGGTTATAAATCATTTACTACAATACAAAAATGGGAGTCTGGTGTTTCTGAACCACCACTTAAAGCCTTAAAGAAATTATCTGAAATATTTAATATAGATATGAATGATTTAGCTACAAAAAAACTCTCTTATAATACTAATGAAGATAATAATGTATATTATCTTGATGATGATGCAAGAGATATGGCTCAGTTCTTATATGAGAACCCTGATTATAAAGTTCTCTTTGATGCATCACGCAAGGTTAAAAAAGAAGATATTCAGTTTGTAAAGGAGATGATTGACCGAATGTCTAACAAAAATGATTAAAGATAAGAGGGTGAGAAATTGGATACTAATATTTTATATGTAGATATGCCTACTACAATTAAGGCATATACTGTTTGCTGTGATGATGATACCTATACCGTAGTCTTAAATGCCAGACACTCAATGGAACAATTGATGTTGGCTTATCATCACGAGATGAAGCATATTGAAAATGGCGATTACGACAAGCCAGACAAAGATGTTCAGGTAATTGAAATATTTGCACATAGAGAAGAATAGGGGGATATTAAATGTTAATTAGCAAATCTGATTTAAAATCATTGAAAAAACAATACAACTTCTTAATGCATAATAAATTTTATATTTCTGTTCGTTATGTACATGGAATACCTAATCAAAAATTATCTACATGTGTTGTTGGATTATTTGAGGCTGGGTTGTTTCTTGATTTTTTTCTTGGCAAAAAATACATATATAACATAAAAGATATTTCTAATGTTTTTTATTCAACATATTATATAGTTATTGAGTTTGCAGATAACTCGTTTTGGACATTAGTAGGTAATGAAAAACAAGTTACTAAAATATATTCCATATTAACTACAGAATACAATATTTCTTCAATAAGTAAAAATATTACGGACTATTTACCTAATATTATACCTAGCAATTCTGTGTCTGAAACATTAGAACATAATGAAATATCTGCATTAACAAATACTGAAAATGAAATAGAAACACCTGATAAAGCTGGATATGAACTTCCTGTTCAGATAAATGATATTCATGAAACTGATAATAATGCTACTGCCCAAGAAAAACATATTGAGAATAAGGATGAACATATTAATTTTCCTGATTGGTATATCTCTGTATCTTTTGGGAAATCATCTTCAAGTAATTATATGAAAGCCGTTATGCTTGCGCAACAGGCTCCTCAATATCATACCCAGACTGACAATGGTGTTATCCTGCATCAAGCCATATATTCTAGCAAACCTAATGAATATCTTTCATTTATTAGTCTATATGAGCTTGTAGCAAACTGGAAATCATCTTTTGTAATAATCAATGGTAAAATTATTGATAGAAAAATTGTAGGACAATTAAATTACTGTTATGGTGATAAATGCAGAAGTGGAAATCCTAATTTTTGTTATGGAGCAAGCTATATGACAGAAAACCCATTTGGCTGCCACCGACTTCAAGTAAGTGCTGCTAATAATCCATGGTGGTCATTCTATAGACTGATAGGAAACACATATGTTCTTAATCAAGCTGAGCTTAAAGAACGAATTGACTCTTATGCCTCTATATATTGCATATGTCCTTGTTTTAATTACACAAAAATTATTCAGGCATATAATTCTTTACCTGTTAAGTTATCACAAAAGAAATATGCTAAATTGTGGGCTGAGGGATTTGGACTTAAAATGTAGCTGTATTATCGGCTTTGAACCAATGTTTTATATGTTGCAGATATGTGATTGTCCCACACACTTATTTAATTTGACTTTATAATATATAAATGGTAAGATAAATCCAACAGAAATGGTCGTTGTTAAATGACTGGCAAAAATCCCTCTTACCATTTATATGGACAGAGGGATTTTTGCTTTTAATTTTACAATATTTATATAAATAAAAGCCCCTGTGCTACCAACACAAGAGCTTTTACCACGATACTTACATAAGCTGTGCCTATGATATAATATCGCCCTAGACAAGCCATATTATATCATTCTGAACACCGCTTTTGCAAGTAGGTGTTATTTTTGTACCCATTTTTACTGTTGCACCAGTGCAACTTCCCCAAAAACAGAAAGGAATGATTAATATGAAAAAGAAAATATCTAAGGTCCTTACATATAAGCGTGGCAATCTATGGGCCTATCGTTTCGAATCTGCCCCTGTAGATAGCAAAAGGAAGTGGATTACCAAGAGCGGATTTAAGAACCAATCTGAGGCATATGAAGCCGGTATGGTCGCATACACACAATATAAACAGACTGGCAAGAGCTTCACTCCATCTAATATCTCTGTATCTGATTACATGGATTACTGGATTGATAATTATTGCAAGGTCAATCTTAAAGCTAATACGGCATCAACTTACAAAAAGAAAATTGATTTATATATAAAGCCGGCTATTGGTTCATATTATCTTAAAGACATAGAGCCAAGTCTTCTCCAGGAGCTTATAAATAATCTTTTTAATACCGGAATGTCGCGAAACTCTCTCGGCAATGTTAAGGGCATTCTTACCAAGTCATTTGCCTACGCAAAGACTACTGCAAGATTTATTAATGATGACCCTTCTGCAACTATTTCTCTTCCGCTTCCAAGAGCAAAGGCAGAGGTTAAAACCAAAAAGAAAGTAAGAGTCGTATGGACTAATGAACAGCTTGATACTGTCTTTAAAACATTTGCACAAGGACATATATATCATATGCCACTTCTTCTCGCTTATAGGTGCGGCATGCGTCTGGGTGAGATATTTGGTCTTATGTGGGATGATATAGACTTTGATAATGGAATATTAAGCATTAACAGACAGGTACAGAATCATGATGATAAATGGTATCTGGAAAACCCTAAATATGATTCATTTCGTACCATAGAACTTGATGATACAACGCTTTCAGAACTTAAAAGGATGTACGAACATGAAAAGGAATGTGAACAGTACTATAATGAATATTACAATTATATCTACTGTGAGACACTTGAAGATGACTCTAAGAGACTTACTTATGAGCCGGCTGGCGAATCAATGCATATGGTGCTTGTAAGAGATGATGGCTCATGGATTCAGCCAAGAACAATGATGCACTGTTTTAATGTTATTCATCACAAGCTTGGCTTCACTGAGCTTGATTTCCATTCTCTCAGGCATACACACGCTTCTAATTTACTTGCCAAAGGAGCTGATGTTAAATATGTACAAGAGCGTCTGGGACATAAAAATGTAGCAACCACTCTTGATATATATGCCCATGTCACAGAAACCATGCGTGAGCGCAACAAGGACATATTAAATACACTATAATAAAAAGGCATCTGTACACACATCTCATTGTACACATTAAATCCTAATGTGTACAAAATGTGTACAAATGCCTTTTTTTCAATGTGTACACATTAAAATTGTACACATATCAAAATCGTAAAAATTAGAACTTGCCGTTGTCCGCAGCTTCCTGAATCGCAACTGCAACTGCTACTGTAGCACCAACCATTGGGTTATTAC